GTCTTGGCCTCTTCCGGAGCAAGCAGGCTCTTGCGGATTCGCTGCTCCCAGCGGACGCACCAGGGCCGCATCGTATGCACGACGAACTCAATCGCCTGGTGCTCAATGTTGCTATTGTGGACGATCACGCCGTTGGCCACGAAGTTCCCACTGCTCTCGACCTGCAGATCGTAGACCGCCTCTCTCGGCAGATGTCGAATCGAGGTGATCCGCGCCAACCCACAGCCGGGCGTATCGAATCCCCGACCGCCATGACGCGGGTAGTGACGGCCCTTGATCCCGAAGGCTGTTCCGCGCTCGAGCCGCCGGCGATCTACGGGATCATGTGAGCCGATCCGGACATTTGAGCCTGGATCAGAGCATGTAAAGGTATAGAATTCTGACCAGTAAGGCTGACCATTCGGCAGGCGTACCATGCAATGCCGGCATCCGACATTTGTGACCGGGATGCCGAGCCCCATGCAGAGATAGCGGATTTGGGACAGCATCTCCAGGTTGACGCTCGCAAATGAGGCGCGGCCCTTCTTGTCGATGGAACCGTCGGCATCGAGGAAGCCACGCACGAACGCTGTACGCAGATGGGCGGCCAGACCGAAGATCCATCCGGGGACTCGCTTGGCCCGCGCGTTGCCACCAAAGCCAAGTGACAATAGTTCCGATGCGGCCAGCGTGGAGGCGAACCGCGTTTGACGCTCCCCCTCGACCAGGTTCACCGGCCTGCGAGGCACCGAGTCCTGGTCTCCTCGGCCATTGCCCCCGTCAAAGGCGACGAACTCCTGCTGCATGATCTGGCGGTAGGCATCCATGTAGCGGGCGCCGGCTCCCCGCGCGATCGACACACCTTGGCCCGCATAGACATTCCCGTCGCCCAACAACAGCCCGCAGAACTCCATAAAACCCACGGTCAAGGTCCGACCATTTGGTGCCACGTCGGCGCCGGCCTCCGGGAGCCGGTCCATCTCGACGATGGTGTCACCCTGCCGTAGCTGGCCTGCGGGGATGTATTCAGTAACCCACTCGATCGCCTGATACCCGCCGGTGCCTGCATGCGGCGAAGGCCGCTTCCGCCGCGCCAGAACGCGGTGAGCTGCATTGCAGCGAAGGCTTCGGTTCGTGGTTCGAAGCTCCAGGATCTCGTCCTCGCCAGAGCAGACGGCAGCACGCACGGGAGCAAGCGTCATACCCCGGTCGCCCAAAGACCACACATGCTCACCCGGGACGACCTCCGCCACGGATTTGGGGCCACTCTCCGTCAATACCTTGACGTCGGCAGGCAAACAGAAGGTGGCATGCTCAAGATCCTGGATCATGTGCGGCGGCATGCGGTAGATCCTGGCGATCTCATCAACCTGCATCTTGCGCGATTGGATGAACTGTGAGTCCTCCGGCGGAATGCCGATCTTCTCGATCTTCATTCCCTCTTCGAGAATGGCGAACCGATGCGCCTGGCTGAGTCCCTGGTGCTCCTCTTCCCAGGAATCCTTCAGGTGGTTGTAGGCCTGGTCGCTGAGTGTGGCCGGATGTTCCAGGGCAATACCGGGCTGGGCACCGTTACCGAAGTAGCGCGCCCCGAATTCCTCCATGGCCAGCGACAGCCCTATCGCCTGCCGTGCCAGTTGGATAGGCGAATAGCCGACAATCCCGTCCGGACTCAGGCCGCGGACATGAAACACTTGCGATTCGGGCAGTATCGCCGTTCCGCCGCCCACGCTCTGAGGCATCTTGTATCGATAGATCAGCTGTGACCGGCCGTCCGTGTGAACCCGGTGTACGCTCATGCGATCCGGCCGGAGCGGCCACAGCGCAATCACGCGGCCGTTTCCGTCCAGTTCGATGTTGGCATACGAATTGCCCCAGGTGACGACATGACTCATCGACAGTTCGCGGAACTCAAAGGACGTCATCTCCGGGTTGACCTGGTCATGCAGGATCGGGTACAGATAGTGATTGACCGCCCGTTCCTTGCCGCGCTCGAGCCGCTTGTATAGGATGAGGGGCAGGCTGGCGATGGTCTCGGACAGGACGCGCACACAGGCCAGTACCGCTGTCGTTTGCAGGGCTGTCTCCGGCGAAACAGCCAGGCCTGTGGCCGTCGTCCAGACGCCGCGCGAGAAGTACTTCTGTTCGTTCGCTTCGGAGAAGAGCTCCTCAATGCTGCGATTCTGGAACGCCCGCTGCAGGATGCCCATCAGCTCTTACCTCGCTTCGCAGGCCGGGCGATTCTGGCGCCCAATAGCCCCACGGCCAGCATCACCGCTCCCACCGCACTCAAAGACAGCGCCGGCGCCACCAGCCACAACCCAATGCCGAAGAGCACAAGCCCAATGAGTGCGAGGATGTCGAAGGCATCAATCATAGAAGTCGCAGGCCTCTCTCTTCGTACACAGATCCCGGTTCTCCCAGGCCACGGCGGACGGCACGATCCAACGCCATCACGCCGGCGACCATGCCATCGATCTTTTCCCGGCTCTTCTTCTTATCCGGCTTGACATTGCCGGCCGGGTCCATCGAGACGGCCAGGTTGTCGGCCATCCAACGCAGCACAGGGTGGCCACCATGGATCACCCTTCCTTCGAGCGCCAGGCGCAATAGCTCAGTCATGGGAGGGCTCATCGAGATAAAGCCCTGCCCGAAGGCAATCATCGTGAAGCCGGCCTCTTCAAGTTCCTGGCTCATCTGCACGGCACCGAAGCGGTCGAAGGCAATCTCCCGGATGTCGTACTGTTCCTGCAGCTTCTCAATGTCACTTCGGATAAAGGCGTAGTCGATCGCGTTCCCCTCGGTCGCAGTAATCAGGCCCTGGCGCACCCAGACGTCGTAAGGCACGCGGTCCTTCCGGGCTCGCTCGATCATGTTGGTCTTGGGGATCCAGAAGTGCGGCAACCAGATGTGCGGCTGGCCTTCCTCGAGCGGTGGGAAGTCCAGCACGAACGCGGCGATGTCTACGGTGCTGGCCAGGTCGAGGCCGCCATAGCACTCGCGTTTGGCAAGACCTTCGATGTTGACCGGCTGCCCGCAGGCATCCCATAAGTCCATTGGCAGCCAGCGTGTCTCTTGCTGCGTCCACTGGTTGAGATGGAGCCGGCGGAAGGTGTTCTGATAGGCCGGCGTCCGTTTGGCCCGCTCGGCTTCCGTGCGCAGATAATCAAGCTTGAGCGTCACGCCAAGCCCGGGATTCGCCTTCTTCCAGACCTCCTCATCAAGCCAGTCGTCCGTCTCATCGGCCGCCCGAATGTAGGCAAAGAAGGTCGGATCATCGATAATGCCCTCCAGGACCTGGCGGGCGTACTCGTGGATCTCGTAGCAGATGCTCTCTCTGTCGAAACCGGCCGTGGTGATAAAGACCACCAATGGTTGCCGACGCGAACCGGTGCTCGTGGTAAGGACGTCGACGAGCTCGCGATTGGGTTGCACGTGCAGCTCATCAACGATCACCCCGTGCGCGTTCAGGCCGTGCTTATGCGGGGCGTCGGCACTCAAAACCTTATATACGCTGTTCGTCGAAGGAACGACAATCGAGCGCTTGTACACCTCTGACCGGCCAAGTAAATGCGGAGAGGCCTCAACCATCTGCCTGGCAAGATCATGGACGATCGCCGCCTGATCGCGATCGGCGGCCGCGCTGTAGACCTCCGCGGAAGGTTCGTTGTCCATAAAGAGCAGATAGAGCCCGATGCCCGAAGCGATCGTGCTTTTCCCGTTCTTGCGAGGAACCTCGATGTAAGCAGTGCGGTACTTGCGCGTGCCATCGGCACGTTTCCAACCAAAGATCGGACGGATGATGTCATTCCGCTGCCAGGCCATGAGCGTCAGCGGCTCGCCGGCCCATTCGCCCTTCACATGAGTGAGGAGCCGCTCGAAAAAGGCAACCGCCAGGTCGGCCGCCTTCTCGTCGAAGTGATATTCACGCGATTGCTTCCGACCATTTCGCTTTGTCACGATTTGCCCAGCTTCGCCTTCTCGAAGAGAAGATCAGCGAGCGACTTCTGCATCATATCTGTCGCCTGAACATGGCTGCGGCTGGCGGGGCTCATGCCGAATTCGTCGATGTATCTTAGGCATTGGTCCGCGGCCTGCTTCGAGATCGTGCACCATGGATTGCGCTTGAGTGTGCCGTTGACGCCCCTCACAACCCTACCGAGTTTTTTTAGCTTCTGCTCCGCCTCCACCCAAACAGCCCAGGTCTGGCAATAGAAGGCAAGTGCAGCGCGGTCCACCCCTGTCAAAAGACCCTCCTCGTAAAGCTTGACGCTGATGCGCTTCCATTCACGCCGCGCTTCGCCAAGGATATGTGATGGACATTTGGGCACCTCGGGCGGAATATGGGCCTCGTGAGCATTCAGTCTGCGCTTCCCAGGATTGCCAGCGCGTTTCTTGATCACCGTCGGCTTGGGTCTCGGTCCTTTTCTCATCGGTCGAATTCCTTCGCAACCAAATCACTTACTCGCGGCCACGTCTTCCGTCCTGAAACCCGGTTCCGGGAACCTCTCAGCCTACAGCGATTGGAGGCGCCCCCGGTATGAGGCCGATACCCACATCATCCCCACCGCCCATCCGACCGCGCGCCCTTCTCGCCATGACAGCTAGCGCACAACGACTGGAGGTTGTCCCACTCATCCTTCCCGCCCAGCCGCTTCGGCGTCACGTGATCCGCCACCGTTGCCATCACCCGCTCGCCCCGGTTAGCATGCCGACCGAAGGGATCGCAGCAAACCGGATGCGCAGCCAAGAACTCGGCCCGCAATCGCCGCCAGTTTGCCCCGTATCCTCGAGCCGTCGCTGTGCCACGCGCCCGCTCATACTGCCTCGCATGGACCGCACACCGGCTTCCCCTCCCTGTCACAAGTCCGGGACATCCGGGCACCGAACAAGCACGCAAGCTCCTACTTGGCACAGCTCCACCAGCGGTACAGCTCAAAGACCAGTAGCCCGTACACGCGGGCTGCTGGTCCTGACTTGACCGTGATGTCCGGCATTTCGCCCCTCGCGGAAGTCAGCTCAAACGAAAGCGCCCCCGGTCCGAAGACCGAGGGCGCCAAATCCTCACGGCCCGAGCGCCTGAACGACTCGGGGCAGTTCAGTTGTCAGAAGTTAGTGTACCACCGAATGCGTGCCGGTGCAATCACCGGCCTTCTTCAGGCCAACGTATGTCGCTAACAACCTCAGCTGGTCCATTACATGTCTGGTCATGGATTGCATTGCGAATGGGGGGTAACAACTCTCTCCGGGCGGCAGTGGCGTGCGCTCTGTCTCCCTCAAGAACGCCTCCAGGCTGGCGTCCAATAGCTCGGCGTTCTTGAGCAGCGCGTCACACAAGAAGTCTATCCGTTCTAAGGAGTCTATCCATCCCCCGAACTTCTTATATCCTGCTTCCAACGGGTCCATGGTTTTCCCTTTTCTGGATAAGGACCAAGCCTTGCATCGCCGCGCCCGCACTCAAGGCGTTAGCAGCATTATCGCCAATGCAGCAATCGCAAGCAGAAACCCGATTACAAGAATCCCTTTCGTGTTTTCGGACAGAGCCAACCACCGCCGGCTCAAGCCAGTTGCGTCGGCGAGTTTTGCCTTCCGAGCCTCAGCCCCAAGGCGCTTCTGTTCTGCGAGCTGTTGGGCCTCAAGCTCTCTCTGTGCCAGGATCTCTTCGGCCTGAACCTTGGTGATGATAACTGTTCGCTCGCGCTGCATCACCAAGCCGATGATGAGAATCAGGAGCCCTGGGACGATGTACAGAAATAGCCCGAC